ATAAGTTCCTGAACCACTTCCTAATGCTAAAAAATCGGGACTACTACTACTCCCAATAATTCTCAAAGCTAAACCACTTCTTCCAAATGTTGTCATTCCCATTTTAATATCCTCCGCTCCTTAAAATCACCCAAGGTGCTATTGATATACCTAATGTATTTACTCCAATTCTTCCTGCTAAATCATTTCCAATTACAAAAGAAGTTAAACCAGGTAATCCCCATTTATAATCTCCCCAAATTCCAAATAAACTATTTCCCCAAATTAAATTTTCACCTGCAATACTTCTACTTTTTACTTGCCATTGAACTCCACTAAATCCAAAACTGCCTGCAGATGTTAATAATCTTGATAATATATCTGTTGCTGAAATATCTTTTGCTTGAAGTTGTTTTAATTGTAATAAAATATCTTTGATTGTGTCATTAATATCATGCGTTTTATCACCAACTTTAACAGTTGTTGTTGTTTCTTTTAAACTATCTTTTGAATTTAAAGCATAATTAACTTCTATAATCTGATAAAGTTGATTATTAATATTATTATTTGGCGAATTTACTGTTATCGTTTGTCCAGCTGTTAATGGAAAAACACCTTTTGATTTTATTATCCCTTCTGTCCTTGGATTAGAATATAAATCTAAAGTTGTAGTAACAATATCTCTCGCCGCATCAGAAGTTGTTATTGAATTATCATTAATAACTTTAACCTTTTCGCCATATTTTGCAATACTTGTAGTATCTTCACCATATTTTAATAAAGGAATTTCCTTTCCATAATCAATAACAACTGTAGTTCCTGTCGAAGGAATATTATTTCCCGCTTCTATTCCACTTGTGAATACTATAATACCACTTTCATAATGTACTAACCACTGCTGTCCACTTGAGGGAATATTTACTATTCCTAAAATTCCACCTAATTTTCTTACTCCGGCAACATCAACTATAATTGGTTCCCTCGGTCTATAATTTAATTGGTAAACACTTCCACCATCTGTCCCCGGTGCTGTAAATGATTGAGTATTTTCTGCTATTTGTCTTGCTCCATAAACATAAACCTGATTGTATAAATTTCTATCTGTGGTTTTAAAATTAAAAGAAAGTGAGTTATTATTATCAAAAGTTTGAACACTAACACCACTTCCCTTTTCTATAAAATGCAAATCCTTATTATTATCTACCCAAAAAATATTATTTCCATAATCAGCAATTTGTTTTAAAGCATCAAATAAACTTATATGCTTAAAAGAAATATTTTTAATTAACGCTCCACTTGTAATAACATTATTAAATGTAATTCCAGAAGCAAATTCATTAATTAAACTTCTTGTAATACTTCCTACTGTTAAATTATTAAATACAGTTGGCTCTACACTAACATCTTGCAACCGGGAAGTGTAATCTTTACCTGTTATTTGAATATAATTTTGTTGTTCTCTTTCAGAAAAATTAACATCATTGATATAACCTTTTAATAAAACACTCGTCGGTGGATTAACATCTTTCTCTGATTTAATTTCAAATTCCATTCCAGGCGAGAAATTATTTTTATTCAATCCCATATAATTTTCAATTTTTGCCCGAATAGAACTTACTGCATTACTTTCACTTGCAGTTGAATTTATATCAATATCATAAATATGAGGAATTAAAGTATTAATTGTCCCTTCACTACCTATTCTAAATTCTGTAAATATTGTCATACTCTTATTTGATTAATTAATTTTTCTTGTAATGCCATAGCAATATCAGTTGCATCTACTCCATATACATTTTCAATGTTTATATTATAAGATGTACCCCCTAAACCATTCTTTGTAGCAAGTATTGTATCATCTGGATGACTTTCAATTATTTCTCCATTTTTGGTAATAATAAAATCCCCTCCTTGTTTTATCTGTTTTGATAAAAGTTCAAAATTAACTGGAAAATTTCCTTTTGGAGTTAAATCTGTTCTTGTTCCTGTTATTTCTCCTTTATTAATTAATTCTTCTGTTTTTTGTATTGCAGTTGCTACTGTTTTTATATAATTAGCAGTATCATTATCTAATGTTTTTATTGCGAGGTCGGCTTTAACAATAAAATAACCGCCATCACCTTCTTCCAACCCAAATGCTTTTTTCATTGCGTCTGGTATTAAACTTAATAACTGAGGATGTTTTTTTACTAATTCATTTAATTCCTTTTGGTTTTCTCTTGCATCAAAATATCTTAATCCTTCTTCATCTCTTAGTAGTTTTACTTTTTCTTGTAACATTTCAATTTCACGTTTTAAATTGGCTTGTTTATCTCTCAATTCTATTCCAGCGGAATTTCCTTGTTCTCTAATTTGTTTATCAATTTCAAATAATTCTAATTTTTTTAATCTCAATTCTTCTTCTTTTAATATTCTGTTTGTAATAAATTCTAATTCACCAGGCATTGCGGTTTCAATAAATATTCTCATATTATCTGTAGCTTTACCTATTTCATCTTTTACTTTAGAATAAGCATTTGCAATATCTTCACCGTAAGAAGCTACAATAGGAGTCAATCCATTAGACCTTTCAAATTCATCATTAGAATCGGAAAAATGATTATATAATAAATATCCCACAGTCGCCAACCCACTGATAATGGCAACTATTGGACCTAATGAAGTCATAGTTATACGTCCAATATCTGATAACTTTGATAAAGCAGTTATTGAAGAATTTATTCCTTTTATCAAAGTCGGAATTGAATTAATAATACTAGCCGTTTGAATTCCTATATTAATATATGTATCTATAACTCTACTTTGAGTTCTTTCTAAATTATTTTGTGAAATTGTTAAACGGTTAACAGCGTCGTTATATTCTTTTGTTCCTTCTTTGCCTTCGGCTATTAATTCATTAACTCTTTCTCTTGCGTCAATAACTCTTAATTCCGCATTTTCAATTCTCATTTGTAAATTATTATATGAATCAAAAATATGATTAACACTATTGGCAGTATTACCTAATGCAATCATTGATGTTAATGATGTTTCAAAAGATTTAGTCGCATCTGCTTGTGTTTTAGAAGATATTTTAGTTGTAGAATTTAAATTATTTAAATTCTTATTTATTAATTCAAGTTGCTTGCTCGCTTCATCAACTGCTTTAATAATAATATTTACTTCTTCTGCCATTTTATTTATTATTCTTTAACTCTCTTTTTTTATCTATGTATCTAAACATTTTACTAAAAATGTCTATTTCTTTTAAAGTTAGTCTGTCAACTTCCTTTTTTCCGTAATGTAAACGTTCTCCAAAATTAAAATAAATTAAAAATTTATCCTTTATTTCATTGGAGAGTTCGTAAAATATTGAACATCACTTATATTCAATTTATTACACTCTATTAATAACCGACTTGCTATTTTATACGGTAATTTTAATATCTCATCTATATTTAATTTAGGTTCAACTAAACACATTGAAATAAATTCCGCATTACTTCTTTGCTTGTCATTTACTATATTAAAGTTTGCTTCTTCAAATAACAATTCTTTAATAATATATTTCTTTCCTTCTATACTTAATTCAATTTCCACTATTTTCACCTCGCTTGGTTTTTATCCTAATCGCTTTTAGGAAAATAAAAAATAAAAAAATTACGGACTTCCGAAAGCCCAATATTGATGTTCGTCTGTACTAAATCCAGTTACTGTTTTTGGAGTTATTGTCAATTCAATTGTGTCAATCCCTTCTAATTTCAATGGATTAGGCATTTTATTAATAACACAACCACTAAATGTTAAACATATATCTCTACTTCCATTAACAATATTTCCACCTAACAAGCAATTGAATGTTGAACCGCCAATAAAATAGATGTCATATAAACTTCCTATTTTACTGCTCTCTGCATCAAATGTAAATGTTAAACTACTATCTCTATTTCCTTTGATAGGAACACCGATTGTTTTAACTCCATTTACATAATGTGGTGCTTCAAACCCATTTTTTAATGAAATTTTTCCACCTCTCCATTCATTCCATATTGTTCCAGATGGTTGATGAAATGTAAAATCACTATAAATATACGGTCTTACATAATTTGTATTTCCATCATTTACAGGTTGACTTCCTATTATTGCAGTCCCAGAACTTTTAATTCCGCTTTGTGCTATATAACTCAAATCAACCGAAACAATTTCTCCCGGTGAAATTGTTATATCCATTCCATCTATAACACATCCAATAAATCTTCTTGCAAAATTAACTCCTGTTCCTGATGATGCTCTATGGTCTTCAAATGCAAAACTTATAAATGGATTTTCTATTCCACTTGTATAAGGATTTCCATCTAATCCATTTGCCCCATCTACTGTATGAGTATATGGACTTGGACTTCCTCCGTTTGTTAGATTACCTAAAGCAAAGGCTAACATTCTCCAATCTTGCGGAAAATAAGTTATCTTTCCTGTATAATCTAATGCCCCATTTACAAAAGTTCCTACATCTCTTGTTAAATTTCCTGCATATCTTACTGATTGAACATTTACTTCTTCATCTGGTGAATGTCCTTGAACCAGACCTAACCAAAATCCTCCACCACTCACGTTTGCATACGTTCCACTTTCGTGAAATAATGTTATTCGGCTTTGGTCGCTATAATATCTTCCCAATTTATTTACCTCCTTTAATAATCATTTTAACTTCCTAAAATAAATTTATATGAAATACGAACTATTCGTGAACGTATTCCTGCATAACCGTCCTGATTAATTTCATCAACATCAACAATACTTTTAATAGTAAAATTATGAAGTTGTTGATTAATATATGTATCAAACTCAGCGCTTCTTAATCTTTGCAATAATTTATCTGTTAAATCACTTCTTTCACTAACATTTCGTGCCCAAATTCTAATTTCAACTGGTATTTCAATCCAGTGCATTTCACTACCTAATCCTAACGGTCGCACTTCTGGAATACTTTCTTCTTTAATTGTAATTATTGGATATTTAACCGGACGTAATGGATAAGAAGTCATTACAAATTTTTCATTACTTGTCCTTTTTGAAGAAATCGGGTCTGTAAGATTACTACTTAAATCATCCCTTATAAATTTAATAGTATCTTGAAATATAGTGCTGGTATTTACCATTTCGTCTCGCTTGACTAAAAATATTACTCTCGCTTGAGTTTAATATATTAATATATTAATTTTCTAATATTTAAATTTAATTAAAATTTCTATATATTTATTTTCGTGATATATATACTCTATCATATATATACTTCATTATAATCTATTTAAATACTCTAAAAGTTTATTAATATTGGGGAAACCCTGGAGGTAAATAAAATGAATTATGGATATGAATGTAGAGATTGGAGTTTGGCAAAGAAACAAGAATTAGCCAAACGACTTAAAGAATTGATAGGTGAAATGAAATTAACTTTAATTATTTTTTATTTAATAGAATTTCTAACAGCTTCTGAAATAACTTGATTAACTTTACTTTGATTTCTTAATATTGTATTTCTAAAATGTCTTCTTGGTCGGAGATAAGAAGTTCCGTATTCCAAGAATTTAGCATAAGGCACATTTGTCCCAACTTCTAATTCCTTCGGATTTTTCTTTTTAATTGCTATTGAATTAATAAATCTTCCTGTATCAACACTTTTCAATTCATCTCTACTTCCTGCAATACTTTCTTTAACTTCGTTTTGAATTAAATTAGCAGATTGAACTAAAGCAATATCAATATTAGAATTAATTTGTGCACCCATTCTTTGAAGTTTTTCAATCGTCTCTCTAATACCTTCAATTTCATAACTTACAAAATTGCCAGATGTTCCTTTTACTTGTGGCATTTTACTCCCAAGATAAACTACCAGTTATTAATCTTCTTAAATATAATCTTTTAAAAATAATAGCTCCACCTATTTCAGGTGATTTGACCCCCGGTTCAATAGTACTATATTCAAATCCAGTTGGACTGCCTATTCCAATTTTAAACAAACCTGAAGTTTGAACAGTTCCTGCAACAAACATTTTTAAATCATTTAATAAAAGTAATCCTTGTTCAACTAATAAAGCATCTTTACTTCCTTCTTTAATTTCTAAAGGTAAAATTAATCCAGAGGTATAAAAATCTACTCCACTTTGAGTTAAGATAATAACATCATCAAAACTGCCAGTAACAAATGAAGAATTAAAATATCTAAATCTTACTACATTTCCATTTTCTAAAACAGAATTAAAATCCTGTCTTACTCCGCTTGCAGTTAAATCTGGCATTATAGTAAAGAAAAAATTAAATTAATAAATAAACTAACTATTCCAACAATAATTCCAATAAACCATTTATTTTTTCCTTCTATATCTCTATGGTGTTGAAGATGGTTATTAAAATTTAAATCAAATTTATTAAAAGTAACTGTAAATTTACTATCTAACTCTTCTAATTGTTTTTTAATTAGTTGAATATCTTCATATACATCTCTTTTACTTATAGTATAAAATCCATTTCCGACTTCTTTTTTCATTTTATTATCCATTACTTACTGCAAATCTCATTGAATGTCCAATTTCTTGTAATTTTCTCATACCCATTTCTCTAAATTTCTTACTTACAACTTCTAAATTACTTTCTCCGCCTTTACTAACACTAAATCCTTCAATACTATAACTGCTTGCATCAGTTCCTTGTAAATTCATAAAATCTAAAACATCTGCTACTGAAAAATCAATAATAGCGCCTTGATATCTAATTGGAATTGATGTAGTTCCGATACTTTCACCAGAATATCTTTCACAAAAATCAATATTTCTTTCTATTATATTATTTAAAGGAACACCACTTAACGTTGGATTTGAAGAAGGCACATTCTCAACTATTAAAAAAATTTCATTTGAAAATGAACCTATATTCCAGTTGGACATAATTCATTCCTCAAAATTGTTTATACCAAATTGATATACCAGAAACTATACTACCAGGTCCTAAACCAGCACCTACAAATCTTAATGGACTATTACATACAAAAGGTAATACAATTCCTTGTGGACTACCCACGATTGCATTTGTATTGTCTCTTACATATTCTACAGGACGAATTGATGCATTAACATCCATAGTTCCATTTTTATTCCATATGGTTTGTGAAAATAAACCAGACGATGTTACTGACAAACTTCCTGTTACTTCAACACCAAATGACCCACCACTATTTGTATAATAAAATATTTTTACAATTTCACCAATTATGGCTCCACTTGTATAAATATCAAATGCTCCTGACCCATCTGCCGTTATTTTTCCTATTCTATACTCATTTAATATAGCCATTTCTTACACCTTGTTAAATAAAAAAAAATAAAAAAATAAGATTAAATTAATAATCTTAAGATGATGTTATTTTAGCAATTGCATTTGTTCTTAATGCACCAACTGTTATTCTTTGAGTTACAACAGCCGCACTTAAATCGTGTGATTTGATATCATAATTTTCTACTGTAATTGGTCTTTTTTCAACAATTACATAAGCAAAATTCTTATCAAATACATATGAACTGGTTGTAGTAATTCCAGCATTTGCTGAAATTGGTCCAACTAATTTCATACCAAATAATTGCCCTATTGTTCCGCCTCTTAAAGTTTCATCAGTTCCTGCATAACTTACTTTTTGAAATCCTTCAAGATTTAATAAATCTGAATGAACTTCTGGTCCAAAAACCATTGTAGTTGGTGTACTATCCACATCAGTTAGATACTGCATTGCTCTTATAATGTTTCCTAATGTAACAGTTGCTCCACCAGAAACAGTATTTGCGGCACCATCTAAAGCTGATATAACCAAACTATTTTCGTTTTCAGCCATTCTTCTTCCTGCTAACATTATGTTATGATTTAATAAATCCCATTTACCATCTTCTAACATTTCTCTTGTTATTTTAATTCCAACACCATATTTTAATGGTTTAAAATTTGAAGATGAATATTCAGCTTGGTCTAAAGTTATTTCAGAACCTTCTGCAATTTGTCTTACTTTTAATTTGTTATTTGTTACTAAATCTAAATCTATACTTGAACCTGGTACATTTGTTATGACAATTGCCGCTTCAGTTCGTGGTATTAATTTTTTTAAATACTCATCTATTAAAGTTGGGTAAATTGTCTTTTCAATTAATAAACTACCTTCAGTTCCAGTTGATGTAGATAATAACTCTTTAAGATATTTAAAATTGTCTTCCATTTTTCCTCCTTATGCTCTTATATGAACAACTGCGTATCCGCCTGATGCTCCAGCTGTTAATGCTCTACCAATAACATTCCCTGCTGTAACTCCATCGCTTACTGCATTATGTCCAATAGTAACAACATTTTGTCCTGTTGTAACCGTCCCATCACATAATACAATACATATACCTTCAGTTAGAACACTCATTGCTTGATTTGAACCTGCAGTTGCTAAAGCAATTCCGTTAAATTGCAATCCACTTGCGTTTGGTGCAAATAATAAATCTCCCAAAACAAAACTATCAGCTCCAGAACTTACAATTCCTGCCGCTGTACTTCCAAAAACAAATACACCACCAGAAATTGTTACTGCTCTTGCCAATCCGCCAATTATTTTAGAATCACTAAAATCATTTAATATCACAGCCCCTACTGGGTTTCCTATACCTGCTGTCATTTTTTATTTCCTCCTTATTTACCTTTTAATTTAGGATATTTTTCATATAGATATTCAACATTCATATTAACACATGGTTTTCCATTTTCACTATATCCATATTTAAAAATCCTTTTATTATTTTCTTCAACATTAGTAACAATCTTTCCTTTTGTTACATTAATTTTTTCTTCTACTTTATCGTTGATTTTTTCTTCTTTGATTTCAACCTTTTCTTCTACTTTTTTGTTAAGTTGTTCTTGTAAACTTTCAATCTTTTTTTGCATTTCGCTTAATTGACCTTCAAATTTACTTAAATCAATATTAACATTAATTATAGGTTGTTTAGTTTCCTCAACAATTTTTTTATTTTCTAACTTTTCTTCCTCTTGTTTCTTTGGATGTAATTCCGTCATATGTTTATCCAATTCAATTTTATCTTTGAATTCTTTACCACATTCTGGACATTTCATCATTTGTTTATCAATTGGAATTTCTTTTATTTCGTCCATTTCATAAGCCTCCTTCAATATTCTTGCATTATCTAATGCATAATCAAAACTAAATCCTGCATTTGGGTCGGCAGGAACAGCCACTAAACTTAATTCAACAAATTCAATTCCTTTTGCCGTAAATTCATTATTTTCATCTTTCTTACTTAAATCTCTAACATAAGCCCCAACACTAACATTCTTAATTAATTTACCTTCTACTTTTTTAGAAATACTATCATCAATTATATCTGCTTCAAATTCAATATTTTTATTTAATGAATTAAATTTTGCATTTGTAACAATTCCTACTATTGCATCAACAGAATTATTATGGTCTTTTAATAAAGGTTTACCAATTAATGATTGTGCAGATTTTTCTAATTCTTCTGCTATGTATTTAACATTATTTCTTGTTGTTGTTTCATTAATAGCAACACCTTTTATTTTAATTCCATTTCTTTCTTTAATGCTTACTGTTTCAGTAATAGGAACAAAAAATTCCATTTTTCGCCAATCACTCATTCTACCCTCTGTTTTCTTTTTAATAAAACCACAAATTTTTGATGCACTATCTTTATCATGTCCTTTTGACATTTGGTCTTCTACACAAGAATTAAAATCTGGATATTGTCCCATTGGGTTTGTTATTAGAACCATTTTATAAAATATATTATTTAATATATATTTTCTAATATTTAAATTTATTTATTATTTCTATATAATTATTTTTTTAAATAATCTTCACTAATATACTCTTGATGTTGTCTTGTTCTATAAATTGATTTACTTTTTCCTCTATTTGTTAATGGTTGTTTAACCTCACCAAAAATAATATTCGC